TATATGGACAATAGGGTACGGGCACACAGGCCCAGAGGTTGTCGAAGGACTACAATGGACCCAGGAGCAGGCCGATCAAGCCCTAGCGCATGATCTGGAGGCAGCCTACGCTCAAACCATTCAAGCATCCCCTCTTCTAGCTCAAACCACTCCTGGCAGGCTCGCAGCACTGACTGATTTCGTGTATAACCTCGGCGTCGGTACGTACGAAAAGAGCACTCTAAGATCGGCAGTAACTGTTGGAGCGTGGCAATCGGTAAAGACCAATCTAGCGCTATGGACTCATTCAGGAGGGAAAGTTGCTCAGGGGTTGGTGAATCGGCGAAATGCCGAAATAGCCTTAATTGATGCATAAGGAAACCTATATGTCTGGAGAGAAGAGTGAGAATACCAACCAAATTTCAACTGATGGGGCAGCAGTATATCGTCTGCCCCATGCCGATGGAGAAAAGAGAGACACTAGCGGGAGAACACGATGGAACGGTACCTTGCATTTACCTAGACCCAGAGTTAAAACCTCAAAACATGGGCATGACGCTATGCCACGAGGTCGTCCACGCTATTCTTGAAGCTGCTGGACGTACAGATCTATCAGAGGATGAGACCTTTGTAGATACTCTTGGTGGGCTTCTACATCAATTTTTAAAGACAAAAAAAGGCGATTTCGTAACCGCCTCAAAAAGGTCTAACTGACTGCCCTCTCCCTTTCAGTTAGGGGCCTTTTATGCCGCCTTCGGGCGGCTTTTTTATTAGTAACCCTTTCCAGCCCCTATACTCATACAGCAGAACTTATCGCTCATCCACCCTGCTTTGGCGTAGAATTGCTTTCCGAACCATGTCCAGGTAGTGTATAGCAAGGGACCGTCGTCTCGTTGCGTCCATTTGACGTGCTTAAAATTATCAACTGGATTACGAAGAGCAAGCCAATAATACTGAAATAGCCAACTGCCCGTGGGTGGGTCATCATCATTCCACCATAACCATGTGCGTTTAGCTATGGACGGAACCAGGCATATCAGAAGCCCTACCAGCGCTAGCGGGATGTTTAGAATCTGTATAGCTATAAACTGGGGAAGGGGATGCAGCATTTACTTTCCTTTTACGGCGTTTTCTACGACGATTTGCCTGTGGATTCTCTCCAGTGAGGCTTTGAACAACTTTGCGCCACTTAGATACGTCCGCTTCTGCGCTGGTAAGCGCTGCCAAGCGTTCCAACGCCGCTGTGAGTTGACTCTTTGCGTATTCAACTGGGTCTGCACTTAGATAGCCTCCTGTTGTTCCGGTTCCTGCAGGCTGTCTTCCCACATGGCTCGTGTGTGAGGTTGTAGCCGCAATCTCTGCGGGTGTGAGTCCAGTAGGAGGAGCTTCAAGGCCGCTACTTCGTCGCGCAGCAGCGATAGATTCTTCTGCTGCTGATTCATAATCTCCAATAATATTGGCCCTAACTGCGTCAACCCACTGCATTGAGGCATCTCGTTTATTGTAGTCTGCACTGATGCCAGCGCTTTCAAGAGGGCGACCGCTCGGGAGTTGGATAGTGAACTTATAACTTCCGTTTCCGAGGTCGACTGTGTTGGTTGCTCCAAGGATATCTCCATCATTTATATCAGCCCCAGTAATGAACGGGGTATTATGAGTGTTTCCATCAGCCAAATAGGCTTGTATTTCTTCTTTTGTTTTCGGCACATCAATCAATCCCATCACACCTTCTCCGGGTCTATGCATGCGATAAAGAAAACAACTTTATCTAATGCGCGCATAGAGTATTCATAAATTTCTTGCCCACTTTGTAGCCCCAACGCTCGCGCATTCTCAGCAGTAATCCGTACTACTTCCCCATTAGGATAGGTAAGCACAACTCCCATAACAGCCGTGCGCTTAACTTGTTCTGTAGGGTAACCACAGATGGTTAAAGTAGCTGTAACAGGAGTTTCTGGAGGGAGATGTTGAGGAGGAGCTGCCAAAGCAGCCGAACAAAATAATGCTAAAATCCATTTCATACTAAACTCCGTTTGCGTTTGCTGAGTGGAATGAGATTCTCTTTACCACGACTCCATCCTCCACAATCTGTACACTGAAAGCGTCTATATTTTCCTGCTTGTGTATACGCATATCCTCGCATTTGCATAGCATCGGATTCGCATTTAGGACAGACAGGATCATCGGAGTCAACGTAGGCGTTGAAATTAGGGTGAGAAGTGATCCAGGGGCGGAGTTTGAGATACAATTCCTCAGTAGCTCTGACATCTTGAACATTATATTTCTTCATTTCAGCCCAAGCGGCTGGGTTATCGTTTAAACATTCTACCCATAGCTCGAAGCCAGGGAATCTTTTGTGTTTGTCTTTCTGCGTCTTTACCAGTTTGCTCGTCCACGCAAGCTTGTTGGAGATAAAACCAAAGCGAGATTTCGCAACAGCTAAGGTATCTACGACACGTATAGGGCTGTAGGGACCAAATCCGTGGGTTATTAAGCGGGCGTTGATGATTTTTATATCGAATTGGACACCATTCTGAGCAACCACCGTATCCGCCTCGTTCAAAAGACGCCATATACCCCCACACAGCTTTTTATCATCTCTAACTTTTTTTGGCCCTCTGCCTGACGTGTCGGCGTACATTACGTTCGAAGCGTCTAGCCACTTTGCTGCCACGGACAAGATGCTCCTGTCGTGTTTTATCTGCTCTATTCCAATATTTTGGTCCCAAGTTCCCCATGTGTAAACTTCAAGTGGCGCTGTTTCCAAATCAATCGTGAGTATTTTCATTTAGTTCTTTTATGACGAGAGTGGCATATCCTGCTATATCCGTCCAGTTATCCAAGTAATTAGGATTAAAAACTAGTCGGGATACCTTGGACAGGATTTGATGCAGAGCCTCCTGGTGGAAGGGGTCCAATGAGCCCCAGCTTGGGTGTGTCTGCAACACTGATTTCAGGCTTTGGGCTATTATCGCGTTGTTTCTGAATCCTCCGTACCTGGCTTCTCTCTGCGCCAGGATGGCGTCGATTCCAGTCGTTTCGTTTTGCTCTGAGATACAAATACCTTGGTGAGAAGGGGTTGAGATGGATAGGTTCTGCTGCCCCGTATCGCAAGTAGGCGTCGTTTGCAGATCTTCCCTTAAACCGTGTAGTTGTTGATCCAGCCAACTCATTGATTAGTTTCCTTATTAGTTTTGATCTTTTTGCGTTCATGTGCTAGATTCCAGGTTGTGGGCCAAGTTCCATTAAATACGACCCATCGTGAGCCTGGGAGAAACTTAGTAATCCACCCGGAGAACCGGAGGGATTTGGAGACTTTGAAATCGGACTGTAGAATGAAACGCAGATCAAGATCTTGCTTTTCCTTGAAGAGACTACGGAGTAAGGCACGTTTAGGCGCTCGCAAATACCCCTTAATTTCCAGATAAAACCCGTCTTCTGGCCTGTCGGGCAATCCCGTATATACAAATAAATCTGGCGTAAATTGACGCGCTGAGCCAACTCTATCACTTCCGCAGTCTTGGCAGGATGCTCCGCGAATGGAATGACGGTAGGAAATAGTATCAGCTTCCCGTCCCTTGACACATCTCCGAAGTCTAATTCCCGCATGTATTCCTGCCTTATATACTTTATATTCGAACTGGGAGTCCCATATATCCCCGTCTGGGGATTGCCAGCGCATATCTGCGCGTTTAGTACCTACTTTCTTACCTAATTTAGCTTTAGGCTTGCTTTTCTTTTTAGACACCTGTATATTCTGAATCCGGCGGTGCGCGATTCTGCAATTCCGCGTCTACAGCGTCTATCAGACGTATAAGATCCTCTGTAGTCCAGTTTGACAGCGGTTCTGGGAGGTTGCCGTACTTATCGAGTAAGTCATAGAATTCGTTCAAAGGGTACTCCTGGTGGGTTCCAAAGTTCATTTGATTGTTTTTGTATGTATACAAGGCGTCCTGTCTCAAGTGCCACTCTTGCAGCGTCGAGAGATGTATATGGACACCCAACTCGTTGACATGATGCAACATATGCTTCTTCTATGCTCGCCCATATAGCCAGTTCGCAGGACTCACTGATCGTTTCGTAATCTTCTGTGATGGCTTGTATGAACGCTTCTGCCTTTGTGGGGCCGACCTTATAACATCCAGGTACATTGTCTGTTGCATCCCCGGAAAGTGCCTGCTGATAGAAATACAGTTTGGCGCTATCGTTCCCTTGTAGGTAGAATACCTTTCTGGAAGGGTTGTAGTGACATCCGGGTATTTGGTCCAAATCTTTGTCAATAGAGACAACAAGATAATTATCCCCGTCACGGAGTAATTGATTAGCAGCGATACTAACCAAGTCGTCAGCTTCTTCCGATTGAGAAATAACACAGTCCCAATACTGACGAATATAGTCGCGGAGAGCGTCGTAATGAACAGGCCGAGAAGATTCATCTCTATTTCCTTTATAAGGGACTACTGTGGCAAGCTTAGTACGATAATTGTTGCTACCACTAAGGAAACCACGAAAGCGCACATCATGACCTCCCACAACAGGTAACGCCAAGACATCTCTATAGAGAGTGTCAAGATGATTCTTAGCGAGATGTAAAGCATGGCTAAGAGGCTCAGCAGACACAGACTTTTGCTTATCCAGAACATTGCTTCCCTCCGGTAGCCACTTTATGAACTCTTTCATTTTATCGCCAGAGCCTGTATCCGCATCTGACTTAAAGTGATATTCTCCTAGATTCCCCTCTTTATCTTCTACTACCAAATGGTATTCAGAAGACTGAGCAGCAAACCCACAAGCATATACAGCAGGATCAAGATCAACTAGAACGTCAACACTCATACAAAACCACCGCACACAAGCACTTTGTAGTTCAATTTAGTGTTCCCTGTGTCTGGTGGAACAACACCATCTGTTCGTCCAGCTTGGATTGTAGAATCATCATCCATGACATTGCTTCTGCATATGCGCCAAATCGCATTTCCACGCTACCAGTTCGCTTGTTACGAATCCCATAACCAGTATCCATCCCAGTACGAGACCTGTCAGAACGATATTCTTCAAGGATAATCTCATAATCTACTGTTGCGTCGAATATTCTTGGCTCTAGAGGGCCGATTGGCTCTCTTTCTGGCTGCTTACTTTTTCTTGAAGGCATTTAACCACCACTGTGCGAAGGGACCGTACTTTATCCCATCTTTTTCTTGCGAGGGCAAGATTACAGGTTTTACAAGAGTTGGTGATACCTTCTGGGCGCGCTTTGTTTTTATAGAATGCTTCTTTTTCTTTAACTTCTTTGCAGACATAACAATATCCTTGCGACTCTAAGTTGTACCCTAAATTCATCGCTTTCTGTCGGCGATGTAGGAGCATGTGATACTCTCTGTTTGGGCAGATAACCAGATTACTAGGATCGTTGTTTAAACGATTTTCATCAACGTGGTGTACTTCTGCGGCTTTAGGTAGCGGTTTCCCTAAAGCCGTCTCGGCCAAAGCTCTGTGAATATCTTGCCGCTCAGAGTTTTGTAAATAATCAGGCATTATCTTCCGTTGTATTGGTTTCCTGTGGAGCTACTCCAGCTTCCTGCTCGGCCCCAGCGTCTACAACGCTTTGAAGAAGCCGAAGGCTGACGGTATCATTAAAAAACTCCACTGTTAGTTTATCCACGAATGCCTTTATTTCCTCGTATCGCTTCGCCTGGGCGGACTTTGCGGCAGCCCCTGTGATGGGTAGCCCATCATGCTCCAAAAGCAGTTCTACGAGTGCTAATGCGTTCCCACGGGCATTCTGGTAGGCGATCGAGGCTTGAACCGGAGAAATTACATCTTGATTGGTTGAGCTAGAAGCTTTTTCACTGCTTTTAGGAGCAAAAGCCTGTTCCTTTTTCGGCGGTACTGCCGAGCGTAGCGTTCCCGCTTTAACGTTTTCATATCCTTTATCGTTCGTTTCCGTTTCAAATTCGGCATAATGCCCCTCTTTTACAGGCAAAGGATCAAATCCAGCGGAATACCACTTGTCTTTTACCAAAATTGAGTATAAGGTCCATTCCCCCTTCTTACCCATGCCGGTTTTGGTGTTAATTCGGTCTATAAACCCTTGAATCATCATTCTTCTTCTCCCCAGAATTGTCCTATGTGAATTTCAACGTCAAGTTTGACGGTCAAGTTTAAACGATAAACACGAGCTAGATACTCGTATACGCGGGACGTAAAGCAATCTTTTACAAGTTTTCTGTATAAATCTACAGCGTCCTGGTGGATTTCGGCTACTACCGAGTCATGCACGGTGTTGACGAGTCGCACAAGATGACTGATCCCGGCTTCGCGCAGCGAGTGCCACAGGTACACAATGGCAATTGGTATGATTTCGGCTGTGGCGAGAGATTGAATTGGGTAATTATAAACGGCGTTTTGGACATTACAGTAACCCGACGCAGAGATTCTTGCGTTTGGAAAGTAGAACCTGAGTCCCCACTCCGTTGTAAGACAGTGATCTCCTCCCAATACCTCATTTACCCACCCTTTTTGTGTTGTTCTAAGCTGATGGTATCTCTCAGCAAACCGTTTAAACCATCTACGCTCTTTCGCTGTGCCCTCACTTCCTCCAAAAAGCGGTTTAAACGTAACAGCCTTCGCTTTTGTTCTTCCTTGTTTAGCCGCAGAGTCTCCCTGCCGGTAGCGCTCCAACAATTGCGAGTATTCGACATTCTGCATCTCCGCAAGAGACGTAACGTGTGGATCAAAGTCAGGATCTTCCAGGTCGGCGCGTATCTGCGCGTCATCCCCTAGATGCCCTGCTATTCTGAATTCGAGTCCTGCTCCGTCGGCTTCTGCGATAAGCCATCCGGCTCTTTTAGCCCGAAACAAGCGCTTAAAAGCACGAGCAAGATTTTGGAACTGTACTGAACCCCAATCAGTAGTAATGCCAGTGGAAGATAGACGATGGGTAGCAGTGCGAGTCTGATTAAGGTCAGCAAAGAGTAGTCCGTTGGAGTGTTCACATAATCCCTTAAAACAGTTTAGAGACTTGGATAGGGCAGCAGATATGCGAGATTTTTCCTTGTGTAGTCCAAGAAATTTCCGCTGTTCTTGGGTTTTTGCTTCCAAAGTCGCAAGAGTCTTGACATCAGTACATTTCCTACCACTATCAGTTCGCTTGGGCTGGCCGTCTCTACCAGTTTTTTCGGAAAATCCAAGCTTACTGTAAAGGTAATCCCCGAGTTGAAGTCCTGAACGGAGATTGATTCCACCAGTGATTTCTGTAAGTTCTTTTTCGAGTGTAGCGTCTTGCGTTTGGTGATCTTCATATTCCGCATTTACACGTTCCTTGTCTAATTGCATCCCTTCAGATTGTATATCAGCGAGTACAGGAGTAAGCAGACAGCGAGTATACAAGACGGGTAAGCGGTTTGAAGCAATAAGAGCGGCCAATTGGTCTTTAAATAGTTCATGTGTAGTCTCTACGTCCTGCTTACAACGATCTTCCACCCATTTACGTGGCATACTAGCGGGGTTAATCCCATGTCCCATAAGAATATCAATAACCGGATCTTTGCGCGCCCAACCGCGCCTATGGGCCGAGGCATCCAGCGAAATGGATCGCGGGGGGACACCTGAATCCGAATGTCCTGAGACAAGATTTCCCAAGAGGACATACTCGGCAAGCTGGGTATCAAAGCAAAGGGATCTAGCGATGTCGTAACCGCCCCTTCTGAGCCACCCAAGCTCGTATATAGCATTATGCGCGACAATAAAATCCGCGTTGCTAAGAGTTTCGTAAACTTCGGCCTGTTGAATTTCATTGCCCCACCTTACTTGGGTTTTACCCACTCTGCCCACTTTATACGCAGCGCAGAGTAGTCTATTATCCTGAAAGATGGGTCTACCGAAGTCACCATGCGACGTATCAACTTCAAAATCCAAGACCACATAGTTATCACTCCTATATATGTCAGGATTAAGATCTTCTAGGAACTTTGGAAGCACTTACAGATGTTTCTCTATCCAAGTAGCAATGCGTTTAAACGACTGCGGTTTAAAATAAAACACCCCCTTCCCATCGTTCATCTCGGCGAGTTTGTCTTGTACTTTAGTGGGGATTCCACAAGTAGCCGGTGAAAGCAGTTCCATACCGTTTCTGGCTTTGCGTACAGTCGGGTATAGATCACGTAAGACTCCAAGGCAACAGAACGATACATTCCCTTCATCATCTTTGGCCTTAAGGTTACCTGCTCCCTGTTCGTATTCCCCACTCCGTAGAGCGGTTATCCATTTACGTTTCATTCCAGCTTTCATGTCAATACTCTCCTACTGTTTAAATCCCTCTGGAAGTACCAGAGTACCCAACTCATTCATATCCGATTCATACTCTGTAACTACAATCGGATGATGTTCTGAAACTTCCATTGTCTCAGCTACCCCAGATCTTAGAAAGGCTCTCTGTGTAGGAGTCCCCACTATGATATGGTGTGGCCCTTCATTCGCTATCCGTACTCGTGTCGCCATTCTCGTATTTCTCCAGACGTTTCTTGATCTTTTGGAATTGTGCATTCAGCGCAGAATAGCGCCGATTAGATAGGGTTATTTCTTCTCTTGTGGCTGCGGTAGTACGCAACCTGTCTTCTAGGAGACATAAAGCGGTCATAAAATCGTCCATCCCTACCCTCATGGTAGACTGGACCCCCCAGTTTTTAAAGTCCCGAATAGCGCCTTGGACTATCTCCAAGGCGCGTACTTCGGACATTGCATCCGAGTGTGGCATTAGGCTACCACGACTCCCGACAGGGGGTTGGTGCTGAGCTTTGAGAAGCCCGCATCTTCCAGTGCCTCTCGGATGGAAGCGAGATTCTTCGCTTGTGCGCTGGTGCCGTTGCGCTTGACTCGCGCGATGAGGTTTCGCAAGGACTGCGACTCCTTCGGCCCCATCGTCAGGTGGGTGATGCTCTTGC